TATCGGTCGATCCAGTGTTCGACGCCGTTCTTGCAAAATTCTACGGTGGCAGGGCGGATGCTCGCACGCTTGAGCTGCTGTCTCTTACCTAATGCGCACAAATTAACAGAAAATTTACATGTCTTTTTCTCAATATCCGCGAATTGACTTTTGGTCGGTTGGCGGATATAGTTTTATCTGTTGTTTTTCGGGACTGAGCAGCCCTGCGCTGCCTCGGCCCCAAAATTTTGTTCTGAAAGACAAAAAGGAGCGCAAAATGGAAAAGATCTTCAAGCTGAAGGAAAACGGCACCACCGCGCGCACAGAGATAGTCGCCGGTCTTACCACCTTCATGACAATGGCTTATATCATTGCCCTCAACCCCAACCTGCTGACCAACTTCGCGACCGGCACTCCGCTGTGGAATGCGGTCTTCATGGCAACCTGCATAGCCTCCGCCATCGGCATGCTCGTCATGGCCTTCGCCGCGAACAAGCCCTTCGCAATGGCTCCCGGCATGGGACTGAACAGCTTCTTCGCCGTCGTCGTTGCAAACATCGCAACGTTCACCGGCCTGAGCTACGAGGAAGCCTTCCCTGCCGCAATGTGCATCATCCTCGTCGAGGGCGTTTTCTTCGTCATCCTCACGCTTTTCTCCATCCGCGAGAAGATCGTTGAGGCCATTCCCTTCGGCATCCGCATCGGCATCACCCCGGCCATCGGCCTTATGCTGCTCAACGTCGGCTTCGGCTCGAACGCCGGCCTTTACAGTGAAAAGGGCGGCCCGTTCTACGTTCTGTCCACCTTCTTCGGAAGCCTCACCCCATCGGTTGCACGCGACACCGTCGGCAGCGCGTATCCGCAGCTGGTGCTCTACGTCGTCACCATGCTCGTCGGCGTATTCGCCATCGTCGTCCTCAGCCACCACAAGGTCAAGGCATCCGTCATTCTCGGCATGCTCATCTCCTGCATCGTTTACTGGGGCGGCAGCTTCATTTTCCTGGACACCAATCCGTTTGCATCCCTTGCCACCGCATCCTTTGTCCCCCCTCTCGGCGATATGCTCGACACCACTTTCTTCAAGTTTGACTTTGCCGCCCTCGGCGAGATCGGCTGGTTCACGGTCGTGACGCTCGTCATCACGTTCTGCATCATTGACATGTTCGACACCATCGGCACCCTCGTCGGCACCGCCGCACGCGCAAACATGCTCGATAAGGACGGCAAGATGCCCAAGATGAAGGAAGCCCTGCTGGCCGACGCCGTCGGCACCGTTGCAGGCGCATGCACCGGCACCTCCACCGTCACGACCTTCATCGAGTCCGGCTCCGGCGTCGAGGCCGGCGGCCGCACCGGTCTTACCGCGCTGACCACAGCGGTCATGTTCCTGCTGTGCATGTTCATCGCACCTATCGCAGCTCTCATCCCGGCTCCGGCAACGAGCGCCGCACTTATCTATGTCGGCATCCTCATGCTCAGCGGCCTCAAGAACGTCGATTGGGACGATATCCTTCAGGTCATCCCCGTTGCGCTTATGCTCATCTTCATGCCAATCACCGGCTCGATCGGCCACGGCATCGGCATGGCGCTGATCTCCTACTCCGTCGTTGCCGCGTTCACCGGCAAGGCAAAGGAGGTCTCGATCCTGACCTATGTGCTTTCGGCACTGTTCCTCGCAAAGTTCTTCATCATAGTTTGATACCTATTCAGCTTACCGGCGTTCCGAAAGGGCGCCGGTAATTTATTACCCTGCTGCCGACAAGGCCGGCCCTTTCATATCGGTCAAGCTCCGAAATCAGCGCATCAAAGCAGTCCGAGCAGACATATTCGCCCTCCCACGAGAAGATCTCGTCGCCGTTTTCAAACATCAGGCGGCATTGCGCGCAATACGCTCTGTATTTATTTCTGTTATTCAAGCACACATCTCCAAACAAGATATTTTATGCAATTGCATTATCTATTTTGGATATTACTCGCTTTTGCATAACTTGTCAAGTATTTTCCTTTTCGCCGGCGAAAAAATTTTCCGGCACTGTGTTAATTCAATATCAATATTGTCGCTGTTCATGTGCAATTGCGTTGTATAATTGGGTCATTTACTTTCATTCCGCTTCTTTTTTGGTGCAATATGACGGTTTTTAACACTGCATTTTTATAACATCTCACAATTGTATCTTGCGCCGACAAGTAATAGAATTTGAAAAGTGGGGAATGTGTTTCCTCAGATGATTAGTTTTCAATTTTTTCAATAGGAGAGAAAAAAGCAATGATTACAAACGAGTATCTTAAGAGAGTATATGACTCCGTCGAAAAGCGCGATCCCGACCAGCCCGAGTTTCTTCAGGCAGTCCGCGAGGTATTTGAGAGCCTGCAGCTCGTCGTTGACAAGCACCCCGAGTGGGAGAAGGCAAGCCTCATCGAGCGCTTTGTAGAGCCCGAGCGCGTCATCACCTTCCGCGTTCCCTGGGTTGACGACAACGGCAAGGTCCAGGTCAACCGCGGCTACCGCGTTCAGTTCAACTCCGCTATCGGACCTTACAAGGGCGGCCTGCGCTTCCATCCCTCCGTCAACCTCTCCGTTATCAAGTTCCTCGGCTTCGAGCAGATCCTCAAGAACTCCCTGACCACTCTGCCCATGGGCGGCGGCAAGGGCGGCTCCGACTTTGACCCGAAGGGCAAGTCCGATGCAGAAGTTATGCGTTTCTGCCAGAGCTTCATGACCGAGCTGTACCGTCACATCGGCCAGTTCACCGACACTCCCGCAGGCGACATCGGCGTCGGCGCACGCGAAGTTGCTTACATGTTCGGCCAGTACAAGAAGATCGTCGACCGCTTCGAGGGCGGCGTCATCACCGGCAAGGGCCTGACCTTCGGCGGCTCCCTGGCTCGAACCCAGGCTACCGGCTACGGTCTGTGCTACTACGCATCAGAGGCACTCAGCCACCTTGCAAACACCTCCTTCGAGGGCAAGAAGGTCATCGTTTCCGGCGCTGGCAACGTTGCTCAGTACGCAGCTGAGAAGTGCACCCAGCTCGGCGGCACCGTTATCGCAATGTGCGACTCCAACGGCTACATCTACGATCCCGACGGCGTTGACATCAAGAAGGTCATGGATATCAAGCAGAAGCGCCGCGCACGCATCAGCGTTTACGCAGACGAAGTTCCCGGCTCCGAGTACCACGAAGGCCGCAAGGGCATCTGGACCCTCAAGTGCGACATTGCAATGCCTTGCGCATCCCAGAACGAGATGGACGCTGACGACGTACAGCACCTTATCGACAACGGCTGCATGGCAGTATTCGAAGGCGCAAATATGCCTCTTACCCCGGAAGCAATCGAGAAGGTTCTCGGCAACGGCCTGCTCTACAGCCCCGGCAAGGCATCCAACGCCGGCGGCGTTGCAACTTCCGGCCTCGAAATGAGCCAGAACTCCATCCGCATGAGCTGGAGCTTCGACGAAGTTGACGAGAAGCTGCATGGCATCATGAAGAACATCTTCAAGGCTTGCTACGACGCATCCGTCGAGTGCGGCCAGCCCGGCAACCTCATGCTCGGCGCAAACGTTGCAGGCTTCCTGAAGGTTGCTGACGCAATGATGGCTCAGGGCGTTGTCTGATCCCTTAAAACTAAAAACCAACAAAACGAGCGTACCGTCCGGTACGCTCGTTTTTTTCTTTATTCAAATTGCATTCAAATTACGCTGCCGTTTACTGTGACGGTGCCTTCAATGATGATCTCGCCGCTGTTTTTTATGCAGATCCGCGCAGCGGCGGTCTCAAGATTTATATCCCCGGCGGCGTTCACGCTTATATCGGGCAGAGTGCCGGTCGGCTCTGCCTTTCTTTTAATTTCCGATAACCACATGCTCACACCTCCAGCGTCACTATCGTCCCGGCGCTCAAGGAATCTGCCCAGCAGTGCGAGGAAATGACCGTGAACGTTCCGCTCACGCCGAGCTTTGCCGCCGTAAGCTGCACTCTGTCGCCCGGAAAGCAGGCAAACTGCTTTGTGAGCGTTAATTTCGCGCACTTTTTGCCGCGCTTTGATTCGGCTATCTGATATTCGGCGGTATACCTTGCCGCGTCGGCGCCGGTCGTTTTCGGAACCGTCATTTCCCTGTGGCACTTGCCGCCGAAGGCCGTAAAGCTTTCGTTTGAAACGGTGTAGCTTGCGCCCGTCACCCGGTTTCGGATGCTTATATCCGATATTATGCCGTAGTGCTCGTCGCACAGCGACACGCTCGCTGCGTCCTTTGACGCATCCACCGTTATCGTCGAGCCTGTACGACCGTTGAGAACAAGCGTTCCGCTTTTCGTGAAATACGGCGTGGTACCCCACGCATAGCGGCAAAAGCGCTTTAGCGCGCTCCACGCGCTCTCGCCCGTGCGCACGCTGAATGAATTGAGCGTTTTTGCGCTGCCGGATACGACGCTGCTTATGCCGAACGCACGCGCAAAGGCGCTCACGGCCGCCGAGTTGCTGAGCTGAGCATATTCCTGCGCCGGAAGCTCGTTATCCAACAGCAGCGCCGCGTCCGATCGGCCCGAGAGCGTAACGACCGAGCCTTTCTCGTCGATGCTTATGCTGTATTCGTCGATTATTCCCTTGAATACGACGGCGTTGTTGTGCACCGCCCGGAAGCGGCAGGCGCTTTGCAGCTTTGGAAGCTGCGCGCTGTAGTAAATGAAGCTCACCTCAAACCAGTCGCACGGCTCGCCCATGCCGTGGCAGACGTCCCATGACAGGAACTCCGGCAGCAGCGTGAGCGCGCCGTTTTTGTCGATCAATACGCAGCTGCCGGACTGCGGCTCCACCAGCCCGAGGATCAGCCGCAGCAGCGTGGTCTTGCC